ACGAGGCTTGAAAGACAGGGGGGGTCGGCGCAGGGCTAAAAAAACGGTCACCTTTAGCGAGGTTACACGCACGACATATAGCTGCACAGTTTAAAGGGTCAAAGGTGTCACCACCCTTAGCGCGTGGCCATATATGGTCAACCTCTTTGGCTTCGCCACCGCACGCGTAACACGTATAACCATCGCGAGCCAGTACCACAAGGCGTAGCTTCTTCCACGCACCCGTGCCCAACGCTCGGTGATGTTTAGCCTTCTTATTTACCACTAGTGCCAGCCCTTGCGTTTGTAATGATCTAAAGCGTTACACATAGAGCCATACCTATTTAGGTTATATTTAATACCCCATTCAACCTGTTTATAACCGTCTACACGTGCTAGGTACTTAGACCTGCCTTGTGGTATGCCGTGGTGTGAGCCGTTACGTGCGTTAGGGTTCCACCTAGACTCTCTGTAATATAGGTAATCTAAGCAATCAAACTCTTCTAGGTTGTTTAGCTGTATGAAAGCCCATTGACGATAATGATTTGTAGTTTCAGTGACCTGGGAAGCAGCTTTATCAAGGCTTAATATTTGTGCTACAAATAGAGCGGTGGCTACTAGTGCACACCTCGCGAGCCTGCCGCGTTGCGGCTCGCGTTTTTGCCTTGGAGGCAAATGCGAACTAGAGGGTAGCATGCGCATGCAAGTCACTCAGCATAACCGCAGGTCAGACGGCAAGTCACGATGCGTAAATCATCGGTATCTAACCATGTCTCATCGAAGCCAGACTCACTCATTATCTGATCCTATGTAACTTAAATCTATTAATAGCGTCCACAGCTATTTGGCCTATACCATAAAGGGCTGTGTTAAATGTGATCGTCCTGGTAGTGCCATCGGCACGATCAAACTTGTGTCTATGGGATATAGGCATTACAACATCTGCGTGATTCCAAATGTTGAACCACCACTTACCAGTTGTGAAAGGCAGCAAGGCGATGCCATTGCCGTGGGATAGGAACCTATCAACCCAAGGCGTAGGCTTTGAATACGGAGGATTCATCCATACTAAACCAAACCACTGACGCGACAGGCCATCATCTCCTATGTTATAGCGCGTCTTAGCTGGTACCGAGCCGCCCACAATAGGTGAGCAAGGGTCCAGGTCAAACTCTAAGTTTAGGCCATCAAATATCCATTTTGCGGTATAGTAATCATCGCCGCCAGATACGCGTTTGCCGACTAACACCATAAATATCACCTGCTCTCTACTAGTGCGCAAGTGTGGCAGCCCACGGTGTTAAACTTCCAACTACCACACTTATCACATCGGATTATGTCCGAGTCAGGTATAGTAAGCGCCTCAGCTATATTTTTAACGCCGACACACCCACAGTCCATGCACTGATAGGCTTTGAAGCCCTCTGGCGTATTTATTTCTTCTAGCCAAAGAAACTCCGTCTTACGATTGCAGCCGTTACATTTAAACTGTGCGTGCATGTGCTAGTGTTCCCTTCCTTATTGCCTGCAGTGGCATTGGGTACATACTAAGAAATTACCTGAATGTATTAGTCTGTCGTCGTTACAAGCTACACATCTCTCGGTACTAGGGCTTAGGCTTTCATTATCATTCTCCATGCGTAATGTAAAGCCTGAGCCGTTTCTAACTTCTATAAATCCCATCATTCCTCCTCTCTGTTGGGAAAGAACCACGCACCGTTTGCATCTTGCTTGGCCCATACAGCGTGTTCTTTGATGTTATCTAAGCAAACGTACCCATAATATGGTTTCTGTGTAGTTTTACTTAACCCAGTACGCAGGGTGTTGCCCTTGGCGCAGCATTCAGGTGGTGCTTTAGGTGCTGGCACGTTTGCAGCCTTGACCCAGTCCTCGTTACTAATAGGCAAAGGCTCTGAGCGTTCTACCGAGAATGTTTGTGGCACGGCCTGTAGCTGCACCACCTTGGTCATTTCTTCTCTACTGGCACGTTTGCCCTTAGCCGCATAACCTGCGTTCGCAAGCGCTCTGCCGATCGCTGAAGTCTCGCAGTTTTCCAATGCAGACGTTGAATTAACGCCGCGATCAGAAATGCTCTCACTAGCAAGCCCAGTCGCACACGCTTTGGCATCTGCTTCCGTCTTAAATAATTCAGCACTAACAATGTATCTAGTGTCTGTGGCCTGTTCAATCTTTGTTGATACTCTTCCATCTGGGTAATCCTTCCACCATTTTTCCAGTCGGCTCTCGACTGTTTCGTAATCTGCTAAGTTAAATGCCATTATCATTTCCAATCATCTGAGTCGTCTTGCATGGCGTCTGTAATGCTTTTAGCAATTGTAAGGTAGGCAATGGCGTCTTCGTAATTGTCAAGGTGCGCAGCATCTTCAGCTTGCCTGCTGATCTTGACCAGTGCCATACAAACTGCAACCTCGTTTGGCTGGATTGGATAACCCAAATATGCACTCCAGAGTTCGGCAATCCTCTTGTGGTTTGTAATAGGATGCCCATAGTTGAGACCTCGCGCATGAATAGTTTTGACGACATTATCTAATAGCTGTTCAGTTGTTGTCGGCATTAGTTTTGCTATCTGTAATCCTGCGGTGCATGTCAAAGCCGTCTTTACGGCCCTTCCAATAGCCTGCCTGAAATGCATTATCTTTAATAGTCTCATAAACGCCCCAAGCTATGAAATAACCCAGGATGCTATAAATCACGATCCACGGTGCGGTTGTCTCTATCATGCGTTCACCAGTGTCTTGCGTAGGTGGCAAGGACTAGCGTAACTAGTAAGCATTACCCAGTCGCCAGTATTCTCATCGCTGTGTATAGCGTAGTTCTTACCTAAACCAGCTATAAAGCCTTCTGCTAATTTTAACGCAGCGTAGTTATCAAACCAGTACGCGTATGCCCAGGTAAACAACGGCATTGGTTCAAAGCGGTCCGCTTGTTTTTGCCAATCATTATTAGACCACTCCATAGAGTTAATCCAAAGATGCTCGAAATCAACTGCTTTTAGCTCAATCTGTATTTTCATATAGCCCTAACTATGCGCACATACTTTGTGGCACGACAAAAGTATGGCATCTGTGTATGACTTTGTGGATAGTTTTAGGCAGTATTTGTATAACGATTAGGTAACGATTTACCCGTAATACCTGCCCAGTGCGGTAAATGAGCCATCCTTTGGATCGATAGGCACTAACGTGGGTGTTAGCGTCTTACCTGCGGCTTCGAGTATAACATAACCATTTTGCCAATTCGCGCTGTTATAGCGAATATAGCCTGCTTTCTTGCGGTCCATTAGGTTCCCACTCTCTATGCCATATAAGGCCCTGTGGTGCCCGTTTACGCCCTCTGTGTAGGCACTCATGCCAAGCCTGTGGGAATGTCCTGCTAGAACTGACTTACCAAACTTCTTGGCCAGGTTAATAGCTGTGATACCTGCGTGCTGGCTCATACTTCCTTCATCACCGTGGCAAAGTACCCAGTCAGGATAGAACTCATAAGCCTTGCGGTGGTAGGTCATACCCATATCGGCAAAGCCCATGAACGCAGGGTATTGCAGTTCAGGTAAGTTGATTAAGCCAGGGACTTTTAGAAGAGTATTGTATAAGCGATCAGTATGATTGCTGCGGATAATATGCATCTCTGGACTGTACTCACCGATATCCCAAAGGATCTGCTTACATAGCTCACGATCAGCGTGTAAATCCTCGCTATAAGCCAGAGGTGTGCCTTCGCTCCATTTACTAATCGACTGAAAGTCAATCTCATCACCAACCACCAATACAGAGTCAAACTTCTCTCGCCTTGCTAACTTGATTACGTTGCGCACCGCAGAGTCCAACTGATACGGTACCTGTAAATCTGAGATTACAAGCCAACGCTTAATCTTCACCCTCTTCAGTAGGATCGATACTAGGTATGATGCCGCCATCACCTATCACCCAGTCGGGCATGGTTGCCCTATCTGATACAAAGTACAGCGCACAACTCTCGCTGAATCCTGCTTTGCGTGCAGCCTTGTAGATCTCGTTCATAGCAATATAGTGCTGGTCTATTTTAGACAAAGGTTCTGGCGACTTGCGTACTACGCGTTTATTTATCTTCTTACGCCTGCGCCTAGTGTCAGCCATGCAGCTATTGTCGCTTACACATTAGAGAATATAGATCATCAACACGCTGTTCTAGCCGAGTTAATTGATCCTTCATACTGGACCCACTATTGGGCTTGAGTTCTTGTAAGTAAGACTTAATAACCCAGCGCAGAGCCACTAATAAACTTGTTAATACGGCGCATACGCCAACGACTAAAGCGACCCACTCGTTCGGGCTCATGCTTCATCGGCACCGATAACATCGGATTTGTCTAAAGCCCTTGCTGCTGGTCCTGCTAATGCGGAAACAATTACAGACACCGCTGGGTCTAAACCTAGCTCGTTACTGGCTAAGAACGATAACAAAGATACCAATACGCCACGTGCGTAGGATTTAAGTATTGCCTTCTGCTTCTTGCTTATCTTCATATTTTGCCTCCCAGTAGTGGTATATCAAACGGCTTGGAATCTTTATCACCGCTCTTTGTAAAACTAATATGTATGTGCTTTGTGTGTTTGTTGTAACCCTTGTACTTGCGCCATTTAAAGTTAAGTATCTTGCTGGCAATCATGCCGTTGTGGATCACGTAAGAAATGCGTTTATCGGTTTTAGCGCATAGTCTGATCTGGTCAGCCAAATATACTGAGATCCCTTCGGATGAATCCAAGCGAGAATCCACATCAATGGCTCGTACACACCCATCTGTGTCTGGATTATGATCCGATTTACGGGTGGCATGACGAGCATCGCCCAACCATCCGCAATTGGTAGTGCGACGATCTGGGTACCAGGTATCAATTTGATCCCTTAACTGCACACCAGCTGCACATAACCATGGTTTCATTTCTTAATTACGTTCTGTTTTAGGTAATCTTAATTCTGTTAATGTTAAACCATCGGCATATTGATCTTCAACATTTGCAATTACTTTGCCATCAACATTAAAACAATTTGTATAACTTGTTGTTTGGACTGCTTCATAATCAGGTTGTCCAGTTAATTGATTTACACTAACTATTGGATAACCTAACTCTAAACACAACGCATTGTGCCAAGTGTTGAAATCTTCTATTGTATTCCACTCATACCAATTCATTAAATACCCCACTTAGTGCCTAGATATGAATTAACTGATGTTATATCTGTACCTGATAAAATACCTGAGTACATAATAATTTCACAAATTCTGCCAGAAAATCCGTCAGCCCCACTTGTACTACTTGACCCTATTCTTAATGCAAAGGAAGCATTCGCGGCACTTGCCGCGCCAGTTTTAATATTACCAGTTAAATCTGCTCCGCCTTTAACTTTATAAATTAGACGATTTACCGCCGTAGCATTACCAGTATCTATAACGGCAGAAAAATAGGATGCTTGATTATCTGTTAAAGTACCTGCATCTAATTCAGATGCTCTTTGACCAGCAACGCCTCTTTCTATTGCTATACTTATTTGATCTGTTGCACTTCTTTGCGAATACATACCCGAAGTCGCTGAACTGGCACTTGTACATAATAATTCGCCATAAACCGCGGAAGTGTTAGAAAATAAAGCCACAAAAATAGTTGCACCAGTTGAATTATGTAAAAAGTTCCAATCGGATGCGGTGGCTGCGGCTACCAAATCATCACCACCAAAAGTAATAACATTCAAACTATTTTGAGTATTTATTCCTGAAGATGGTTGTCTTGCACCCGTGGCTTGTGTTACATTAAAACCATTAGTACTTTTATCATTCCATTGCGTAACTGAACTACCACTTAATGAAATGGTAGCGGTATCGGATGCATCTAGCCATAACTTACAATTTGCAATACTTAAGGGGCTAAAAGGCACAGCACCACCACCTAATAATCCTGCGATTGTATTACCGATCATTAAGCAATTCCGCCTACTACATACCAAGCATTAGCCGCTGTTTTAATACATACTGCAGATTTATATTGTGCAAGTGTTGGAGATGCTGCAACTGCGCCTGCACTTAATATTGTAGTAGTGCCTGGTGTTACTGCACTAATTGTGCAAACACCTACGCCAATATTTAATACTGTAATAGCTGTGCCTACTGGAAATGCTACAGATGCATCGGTTGGAATCTTAAATGCTATTGCTGTGGCTTTGTTCATTATTTCTAATACCTGGTATTGGTCTGCAAGTACAGCTGTATAATCTGCAGTGTTGGCACTGCCTACCGTAAATGCAGTTAAGCCATTAAACATGCCAGAGGTTAGTACGTCACCTGTTGATGCTGGAAATCCTGTTGCCATTATATCTCCTTAATAAGATAGTACGTTTTGTCCTAAGACACCGTAATCTACGTTGCCTATTATAAACCCATCTATGACAGGTTCTAGT